AGAGGAAAAAGAGAGGAAGAGATTTCTTTGAAATAAAATCTTGAAAATTCATTTTTGATTTTAATTTCTTCATTATCGCCTATAGAAAAAAATGGTCTTGTAATTCTACGTTTACCAACACCTAAAGAATCGTGATAACTTGCAATTTTTGCTCTTTCCATATTTGTAAACAATAATGTACTTTTCAATGCACCTGTTCTAAAATCTAAACTTCTAAACATCTTGCCTGTATCAGTAAGGTCTACAAAACCTGTTTGCCTACCCCGCTTTTTTCGGCTTCTGATAGTGCCTTTTGCATATCCTCGCATTTTACCACCATCGGGTAGTTTCCCCGCCTGTGTACGCTTTGTAATCATAAGGATAGCCATATTAGATACTCTTTTTAAACCTTTATCTATTACTGACTTTTGTTTACTAGATAATTTTTTTAAAAAATTAGTTATTTCAATAGAATTTACGTTAACTTTGACATCTACTGCCATTATCTGACTAACCTTAGAAAATGTATTGGTTCTTTCTCGGAATCGCTAACTGTACCTCCACCATCTTCGTCATATTCAACACCATCTCTAAGAATAGCTTGAAATTCTTCTTCATATCTTTCCCTATAGAAATCAATCTGAACTTGAAATGTGTCTTTGCCTTCGCCTGTGTCTGGGTCACGCCATTTTGTTAATTGTGGATAAATATACTTCCATAATGCTAAATAAACTACAGATAATTCCCATTGTGAGGGTGTAAGTTTACTATTTGTCATTTCAACAGATGTAACTTTTGTAATATCCTTATATCTTACTTGATGCCTGTATCTTTCCCACCATTCTTCACGAATACGTCTAAGAACGTCATTTTCTGCGAATTGAATTTGATCTACAAAAGTTGTTATACCAAAACCTAGAATATCTGGTTGAATTTTTTGTAAATGTGTATTTTGAACGCTAAAAACTGTAGATGACATTATTCAGCCTTTTTTGTTTCTGTTTTCTTAGGTGCTTCTTCTTTTACCCATTCATTATCTTTTTTGGGTTCTTCTTTAGGTTTTTCTGCTTTTGGTTCTGGCTTGGGTGTTGGTTTAGGTGTTGGTTTTGGCTGTGCTTTCGGCTTACCATCATCAAGTTTCCAACCTCTTAAATTCCAAATGTTGATGTTGTTTTCATAATCAACTTTACGTCTTTCTATAACTCTATCGCCTTTTACAAGTTTGACCATATCCATAATTACTATTCCTTAATTAAAAGGGGTGGTTTCCCACCCCATAAGTTTTAGTTAGCTAGTGTGTCTGCTGTTAACTTAACACCATAGCTGTCATGGATTTCACTTACTCCATAAACTGCTGTAGCTACGATTTCATCTGCTCTTAATGAAGCATCTCTTTGTGATTCAATCTTGAGGTCTTGCATCATTGCTAAAGCAAGTGCATCTTGTGAGAATACACCACCAATAGAGTCATCTGAACCATCTACAGAAATATTTGAAGATTCAAAAATCTGAACTCCCGCTATTGTTCCAACAAAACCAGTTCGCATAGCTTCGTTTGAAAGTTCTGTATCTCTACCCACAAATGTGTTTGTTAAAGACTTTTTAACATTAAATATTTGCTTCGGGTGAAATACCCCATAGTAAGGGGCGGGTGCATTTGCTGTTCGTAAATCAGCAACCGCTTCAAATACGTCTGCAACTGTTAATTCTTGACCAGCACCACCAGCTCTTTCTGTTGAAAAACCTGTGAATAATGCTGATAAGTCTGCATCTATTTTTCTTGCAATAGCTTCACCAAATAACCTACCAATATCACCCGCAACATTTCTTGATGCTGAGTTTCTTGCTAAATCTGTTAGTGTTGTCATAATTCCAACTTCTGATGCTGTGATAGTTACAGATGTTGGGTTTACTGCTGTATTACTTAGATCAGTTGCTTCGTTTACTGCTGATGCTGATACGTTTGCATAAATCGGTACTTCTACTGATTTACCACCACCCGCAATAGTGTAGTTTCTAACTAAGTTTCTCATTATTGATTGCTCACTAGCAACAAATAACGCTTCTGCTACGATTTCGGTGTAGAGTTCCGAAATGGTAGAACTGGTTGTTTCATTTGCCATTTTTTACTCCTATAAATAAAACAAGTTATGGGTTTGCATTAATAACTCTTGGTTGGGAATCTCTTTGCTTTTTGTATTCAGCATACTTTTTCCTATCCTCTGGGTTATTAAAATTTAACTCACTCAAATTCAAAGGCTTATTGAGTTCTTGCCTATCCACATTTGACACCGAACCAGAACCGCTAGGGGTTGCTGAAACAAAGTGCGGGTTTTGTGTTAAGAACTCTTGAACTAATTCATCTGTAGTCAAAAGTTCCCCCTGTTTATTATATCTAGCAATTCCATTCTTATCAAGAATTTCAACATTACCAGTTTCATTTAGCTTAATATCATTTTTCAAAAGATCAACAACTTGTGAAGCATTTATTGCTTTATGTTTTGAAGCTGACTCTAATAATGATTTATTTATCTTAATATCTCTAAGTTGATTTTCTAATTCTGATTTTTCTTTTTGATGTTCTTGGGTTCTGGTTTTCAGTATTTCTTCAAACTCACCCTTTTGAATACGTTGTTTTTCTTCTGCTTCTTTTTGTGTCTTTACAGCATTAATAGCTACGTCAATATCATCTACACCTAGCTTTTTATACATTGAACCCCTTTCTTTTGCTAATCGTCTTTCAACAATATTATTAACTTCGTCTTGGGTGAATGTTTGTGCTTGTGGTGTTTCTTGTACCTGTGGTGCTTCTTCTTCTTTTGTTTCAGTAGTTTGTTCTACTTGATTTTCTTCTGCCATTTCTTACTCCTATATATCCCAGTTTGGGTCTGTTGGAATCCAAGTATGTCGGCATCTATAACCACCTCGAACAATGAATGGATCACCAGTTGATTTACCTTGCCAACCTTGATTATTCCAAATATCCCGAATTTCTTTTTCGGTTAATGTCCTATTTAGCATATTCTGGCAAAAAGGTCTACTATCCCTTACAAGCGTACCAGTATATGTAAAATGATTTAATCCAGACTCTTTTGCTTTTGCTACAGTAAATTGACCATGAAACTGCATAACTGAATCATGTGCTATTTGACTTGCATAACGTCTAAGGTTGTTTCCCGCTCTATCAGAAGCATATTGAGTATGTAATTTTCTTACTGCTTCTTCGACTTCTACCCTTTTTGCATTATCAAATTTATTCTCGTTAATAAAATCAACTAATTCATTTATTTCCCGAGTGTTTGACTTTTTGTAAACACCATTAATATGTGATCTGATATTACTTACCATATCTTCAAATGGTCTACCCGCTATTGTACTTTGGTAAATTTCATCATTTATGACTTTTAGAAATCTTTCAGCTATATCTTCAAATCCGCTAAATGATTGATATTTAAGGGCATTTATAGTTTGCAAATCTACTTCGGTAAGACTTTTGAATTTTGCAAGTATAGGCATTTTACCAAATGTATCTAATACCTCTTTTGCAATCTTATTATATTCTTCGTTTATAATTATATCTGCTTCTTCTAGGAATGAAGTTTGTATAAGATTTCTTATTCTTGGTTGTAATTGTATTGCTAGTCTTTGTGATACAAGCTGACCTTTTGTTGCCCTTGTAACTTCTTTAACAACATCTTCTTCTAGTTTGTATAAAACATTAATTATACGTTCTTCATGCTGATCTGCTAATTTTTCTAAAATTCTGGACATTATAATGGAAAATCTTTTTTCCACGCTTTTATTGACCAGAAGGCGGGTGATAAAGACTTTTGTCCTTTTACTTCTTTAAGAACACCACCCATTCTAGCTAAGAATGATCTTTGTCTAGCGGGTATGCTTTTCTTGATAGACATACCTCTAGCACCAAAAGTAACTTTGTTGACTTTACCTGTAGCTTTGTTTTTGACGTAAACACCAAACTTTTTTCTTTTAGATTCTGCTGTAGTTAGCCTAAAAGGTTTATTTAGTTTTACTTCTTTTCCTCTGTATTTAGCCATTGCCTATCATCTAATCTTTCGTTTGTTATCATTCCACAAGCTATGCATTTATAAACATCTTTCAATTCAGTTTTTTTAAGTGCCACTTTGCACCTAATACAAAATTTAATTTTTTCTTTGTCCATATAATCATTTCTTTTTTCTGTTTCTCTTTTGTGCAGTTTTTATTATTTCTTTATCAAATGTTGCTCTTGCACCTAATTTAATTAGTTTGTTTACTCTAGCCATTGCCCATGCTGACATGGGTATTCTAGGTCTTGAACCCGCAGATAAAAATGCACCTTGACCTTTACGATAACTTCGTTTCAAGTCTGTAATATTAAATAATTTAGACTTTTTTGCTTTTGCTTTAAGTGTTGCAACAACTTTAGCTGATAAAGGTTTTCTTCTTACTGCCATTATGCCCTGTTCCTTCGCCTTAATAATGCCAATGGTATTTTTGCACCAGACCTATATAAAGCACTAATTTGTTTTAATAAGTTTGCCCTAGCATTTCTTTTTGCACCTTTTAGACCAGATAAGTATTTTTTTGGAATACCTGTTTGTTTGTCTTTAGGAACTAATCTACGCTTCTTCTTCTTCCTCGCCAACTGTTTGTCCTTCTACTTCTGTTGTTGTAAATTGACCTCTAACTGTTCTGGTATTGTCAATTTCTTCATTTATAGATTTTATCATTTCAGAATCATCAATTACAGCTTGTGCAATTTGCTTATCTAATTCTTTGTTAAATGTTTCTGATTTTATGCCACTAGCTTTTGCCATTTGTAAATATTGTAAATCATTCGCCCAATCTCTAATATCAAATGTATCTGGATAATTTATAGAACCATCAAACTGTTTATCTTGCCACATAGCAAACAAACTCCATATCTGTTCTTCTGCATTTTCAAGATAATCTGCTTTTTCTGATAATCTAGCGTTTAATAATTGAAATTCTGTTTGTAGTGCTATCCCACTAGCTATCTGATTACCAGTTGCCCTAACAGAACCCATGTGGGTAATTCTATCAATGGCATCAACTTTGTTTTGAATACATTTCATAATACCATCTAGGTTTTGTCCGCTTGGTTGTATTATGTAAGGTTTCAAGGTTGCTTCTAAATCTTCTGGTATTTCAATGATTGCACCCGCACCCGCACTAGCTTCAACATTAGGGGTTTTTACCAAACTTGGGTGATTTGCTAATCTAATCAACTGTTCTTTTTCTGAATAATCGTTATATATAGATTGCTGTAAATAAGCTACATCTGCTAAATCGCTAATTCCTATAGGTCTTTTTGCACCTCTAAGATTATAAACATTTACTGCGGGTATCTTGCCTATTGGGTTCGGAACTTCTTCTAATAACCTATAATCACCTTTTGAATATTCTTCTTGATATTCCTCAACTTCATAAGTGCTGATTGTTTCTTCTGTAAATACTTTAACTATTGCCCTATCTACATTTATATCTTCAACAACCATCAACATATCTAAATAGAACCTTCCACTAGCTGACCTTGCATAATTCCAGTTTACAACATTTTCTGGTGTATATATTGAAATGTAAGGTCTAATATCTTGTGCTAATTCTTCTGCTCTAGTCTTTGCATTTGATTGTGGCTTATCAACAATTACCCAGCAATTACCATAAATACTAGCGTTCATCTGCACTTCCCGCATAATCGTATTGAATGATCTACCATCTAAGTCTGCATCAACTAAAAATGAAGATAATTGTTCATCACCATCTAAACTACCATAATCTCTTGTTGGCGGTACTCTCCATAAAAAACTTGTGTATATTTGAACTACGTTTTTGCAATGATTATCTACTGGGGTATGTCTAATTCTAGCATCATATTCCTCTGGTGATTCTAAAACATATCTGTGCATCCC